TAAGTATATACGACGCTAAAGAGTGTAAAGATTATGTAAATGATACACCATGTACTTACGCCGTGCAGTTTACAATAGTACATGGTAGACTAGACATGTGTGTAACAATGCGTAGCAATGATTTATGGTTTGGTTTTTGTAATGACCAATATTGTTTTTCTAAGCTGCAAAAGATGGTCTCTAATGAATTAAATATTGAACCGGGTGTATATTATCATTTCGCACATAATATGCATCTATATAATGATAAAATATGAAACAGTATTGTATATACCACGTGCCAGGTATAAAAATAGGCGTAACAAACGACGTATATAACCGTGTTGAAAAACAACAAGGCTACAGAGACCACGAGTATGAAATACTTGAGTTTTCTGATGATATAGATTATATATCAAAAAAAGAAAGAGAGTTGCAAATAAAGTATGGTTATAAAGTCGATGAGAAACTATATAGTAATTTAAAATGTAATCAAATGAAAATTAATGTAACAGAAATGACCACGACTTTTCCATGTCCGGTCAATAAACTAAAAGGTAGACTTATGGATAATATAGGTATGCAATGGAAAACAGATTTTGGAGAATGTACAATAACAAAAAAATCAATAGACTGGATTATGCAAAACGTAACAGTATCACAATACACTAATGATAGATGTTATATATATAACAGAGCTTTTTCTAGGTGGTTTGATAATAACGATGCTTATCCTAGAACAGGTGGTATTTTAAATGACAATAAAAAAAGTCGTGATATAATGTGTAGGTTTGATAAAATTAGATTATGGGCTAACGAAAGAGGTTTATATAGTGCTGGTGATACTAAAACACAAACATTAAAACTTATGGAAGAAGCTGGTGAAATATGTAGAGCTGTGTTAAAAGATAATCATAGTGATATTGAAGATGGTATTGGTGATTGTGTTGTTGTACTTACTAATTTAGCTGAATTACAAGGCACAAGTATTGAAGCTTGTATTGATAGAGCTTACAATGAAATAAAAGATAGAACAGGTAAAATGAGTAACGGAACATTTAAAAAAGATTAATATGAGCGATAGAGAAATTATGGATGCTAAAAACGGTATTATGTGTAGAAAGTCTTATGGTTTTCGTGACCCTGTAGTTAAAAACGTTGTTGATAAGTTTGTTAAAAGGTCTGATGTTGGTTATGCTAAATATGGCACGACGTTAGATGATGAACGTAAGTTTAAAATGAAAGGTCTTACAAAGTATTTAAACGATATACAAGAAGAGCTTATGGACGCTGTGCTATACATACAAGCAGCGCGCGAAGAGCTTCAAGATTTATCTGAAGAAGCTTTAATTGATAAAATCAAATACGATGAAGAAGAAATTTAAACGTAAACGTGGTCCTGTTAGAAGTAAAAAAGTTACTTTTGACGGGATTACATTTGCAAGTGGTTTAGAGCGTTATATGTATCAAGCATTAAAAAAAGCTAAAATACACGCCGATTATGAAGGCTGTACGTTTACTTTACAAGAAAGTTTTATGTTTGATAATGAAAGTTTTGAAAGACAAAGTAATGGTAAAGGTGATATGGTTAATAGAGGTTGTAAAAAAATATTATCAATAAAATATACGCCAGACTTTATAGGTCATAACTTTATTATTGAGTGTAAAGGTAGAGCTAACGAGAGCTTCCCAATACGTTGGAAAATGTTTAAAAAATATGTAAATCACAAGATGAAACATGTAACTCTATATAAACCTCAGAACCAAAAAGAATGTGATAAAGTAATAGAATTAATAAATGAAAGAAATAAATAACAATATACTCTCGGATATAACAGTACACATGAAGTACGCTAAATATATACCAGAGTTACAACGTAGAGAAACTTGGACAGAACTAGTTGATAGAAATAAAGCTATGCACATACGTAAGTACCCAAGTTTAAAAAATGATATAGAAACTTATTATAAATATGTATATGAAAAGAAAGTATTACCAAGTATGCGAAGCCTTCAGTTCGGTGGTAAACCGATTGAGATATCTCCCAATAGGTTATATAATTGCGCTTACTTACCTATCGATCATATTGATAGCTTTAGCGAATGCATGTTTCTTTTATTATCTGGTTGCGGGGTAGGTTATTCAGTGCAGTTGCATAATATAAAAAAATTACCAGAAATAATTAAGCCACATGCTGTTAGAAAACGTAGGTTTGTTATTGGTGATAGTATTGAAGGCTGGTCTGATGCTATTAAAGTGCTAATTAAATCTTATATGGGTAGTAAAAGATCTTCAAAAATAAAATTTGATTATTCAGATATAAGACCTAAAGGCTCTTTATTAGTAACGTCAGGTGGTAAAGCGCCAGGCCCACAACCATTAAAAGAGTGTATTTTAAAAATCAAAGGTATATTAGATGCAAAACAAGACGGTGAAAAACTTAAAAGTATTGAAGTGCACGATATTGTTTGTCATATTGCTGATGCTGTATTAGCTGGCGGTATACGTAGAGCAGCACTTATATCTTTATTTTCAGCTTATGATGAAGAAATGATTTCGTGTAAATCAGGTAATTGGTGGGAAACAGATCCACAAAGAGGTAGAGCTAATAATTCAGCTGTACTTATGAGGCATAAAATAACTAAAGAGTTTTTTATGGACTTATGGAAACGTATAGAGTTATCTGGTTCTGGTGAACCTGGTATATATTTTAATAACGATAAAGACTGGGGAACAAACCCTTGTTGCGAAATAGCATTAAGACCTTTTCAGTTTTGTAATTTATGTGAAGTTAACGTGTCTGATGTAGATACACAGCAAGAATTAAACGATAGGGTTACAGCTGCTGCTTTTATAGGTACGTTACAAGCTGGTTACACAGAGTTTCATTACCTTAGAGAAGTTTGGCAAGAAACTACAGAGCGTGATGCTTTACTAGGTGTGTCAATGACTGGTATTGGTAGTGGCAAAGTTATGAAGCTTGATTTAAAAGAAGCTGCTAGTCAAGTTAAAATGATGAACAGAATAGTGGCTAAAACTATTGGTATTAATCCAGCTGCACGTACAACATGTGTTAAACCTGCAGGGACGACATCTCTGGTGCTTGGAACATCATCGGGTATTCACGCGTGGCATAATAAATATTATATCCGTAGGATGCGTGTAGGTAAAAACGAAGCTATATATAATTATTTAAAAATTAATAATCCAGAACTTGTACAAGATGAATATTTTAGGCCTCATGATACTGCTGTTATAGAAATACCACAAGCAGCGCCAAAAGGCTCTATTATAAGAACAGAGTCTGCTTTTGATTTATTAGAACGTGTTAAAAAAGTAGCTACAGAGTGGGTTGCAACAGGACACAAGTCTGGTAGTAACACACATAATGTATCAGCTACAATAAGTTTAAAAGAAAAAGACTGGAGTGAAGCAGGTGAGTGGATGTGGAATAATAGAGATAAATATAATGGTTTATCAGTTTTACCTTACGATGGTGGTACATATACTCAAGCACCGTTTGAAGATATTACAAAAGCTAAATATGATGAAATGACAAAGCTGCTTCAAGATATAGACTTAACTAAAGTAGTAGAGTTAAATGATAATACAGATCTATCAGGTGAACTGGCTTGTGCTGGTGGGTCTTGCGAAGTAACAAGCCTATAATTAAATTTAATAATATGTATTCAGAAAACAATGTAATTAAAACAATGATGGCAATGGAAAGAGTGTTTGAAAGTTGTGCAAAAGATGCAGAAAAATTTGTTGAAGGTAATAATTCAGCTGGTACTAGAGTTAGAAAAGCTATGCAACAAATAAAGAATATGGCTCAAGATGTAAGGGTCGAAGTGCAACGGCAAAAAAATTCTGTTACTGTATAAATAAAGGGGCTTACGCCCCTTTTTTTTATAATCCTATTAAAACATCTACTGTATCACCAGAACTAACTTCTATAATTAAAGCGTGTTCTGTGTTGTCAAAATTTAACAAACCAAACTCATTATTTATATCAAAAGCGGTTTTTTCTTCAAGCACGTGTTGAAATAATATATAATAAGTTTCTTCATCACTTGTGTCTGATGATGGTTTATATAAATATAAATTGATTGTAGCGTCGTCAGTTGTGTGTATATTAGTTAATCGTATACTTTTTAAAACTTCATTATTAACGTTATCACCAACTCCTATTAATTCTTTTTCTCTAGTTCCGCTACCAACTATATTGTGATACCTAACAAGTGCCATTTTATTCCTCGAATACTATATATTCTAATGTCATAACTTCAGCAGAGCTTGGTGCTACAGTTATATTAACATCAGCTAACCAAGGTATTAACATCCACTCTCCGCCATATAGTTTACCTATAGTTACAGCGGCGGTATCACTAGCGGCTGCAGAAGCATTTTTAGCTACATAAAAAAACTTAGTAGAATCACTACCAGTATTTCTTATATAAACCTTAGAAGCTTTACCGCTTGTAAAATCAGAAGCAGCTATAATAGATACAGCAGAATCTGATTCAAACTTTTTAGTACGTAAACCAGTTGTTTCTTCTAAACCAGCTGTACTTTGAAGTTTTTTCATCTCCATAGTTTTGTTAATAGCAATTGGATAATCCATTATATCACTATTTATAGTAAGTGTTGCTTTTGTTGTTGCCATATTATTTTTTTTTATAAGTTAATTATTAGGTTTTAGCAGGTAATGTATAAGTTGACTTGAATATAGCGTACTCATAAGTAATAGTACCACTAGTTTCAGCCTCAATATTTATTTCATTATCAGCCGTACCCATATTCCAAGGCATCCACATAAATTCACCAGCACCTAAGTTGCCGATAACAGTATCGTGTATACCTACTACAATGTATTGTTCTTCATTAGTTGAAGTGTTGCATAAGTATACCCAGTTAGATGTATCTGCTGTTCCTAAAGCTTCATGTAAAGCGTCTGCACCAGAAGCTTGTGTTAACTTACCAGCGCCTAAATCTACTAATTCCATACCTATAGTTGTTCCAGTTTGGTTTATGTTTGTAGTTGCGCTAATAGATAAACTTTGCCCAGGCTGCAAATCATCACTAGTAATACTTATTGCCGCTGTTGTTGTTGCCATAATTTATTTATTTATTTAGTTATTATTATCCTTTTGTCCAAAAAGCGTATTCTGCTATTATAGTGCCAGAAGTAGCTTCTAGTTGTACAGCTACAGAACCACTATTTTGTCCTATAGGTACAAATAAAAACTCGCCAGCTGCTAGCTCAGCAAAAGACTTACCATTTTCTATTTCAACTTGTAACGTTTGTGAAGTAGCAGAGTCACTAGCATCAAAACCAGTGTGTTTTAAATATAAATATCTAATACTACTATGAGAAGCTAATATAATAGTCTCGTTACCTGTAGTAGTAGCAGCTACTTTACTTAAACCTATTTGTGGATCTGTTACTGTTAAAGTATCAGTTACAGAAAAATTTACTTCGTTTGAAGTAGCATCTGTACTTACTAAAGTTATTGTTGGTGTTAATGTTGCCATATTATTTTATTTATGTGCTTCGTGAATATATTTAGTTCTACCATTTACTTTTTTAGCAATGGTTAATTTTTTTCTATTAGGTCTATGTGAAACCCAACTAATATGTAGCCAATTAGGATTTTTATCTGTACCAAACTCCCATATCATTTGGTCAAAATCTAAATTATCTTTTATATAATGATACATCTCTGCATGTGTTGTGATCTAGTACTACCACCAATAGCTGTATTAACAGGTTCGCCTCTAAAAAAGCTATTAATTTTTATTGGTCCACCAACCCATTCGCGTAACGGCTCAAATAAATTTTCAGCAACTTCTTTCATACATTTAAGTTGCTCTTTATTTGGTGTGTTATCTAAATCTCTTCTTTCAGCTGTTCTACTATAAGTACCTTCATGATAACTTATATGCTTACTTATCTTTTCCATGTTGTTTTTTTAATTGTAATTTTGCTTGCTTAGCAAGTCTTGCTTGCATCATCTTACCCATTACTTTAGCTCTTTGTTCAAGAACTGTTAGTATTTGTATTTTTCTAGCATAAGGTTTATTTATTTTTATCACTTTAGCTATAGTTTTTCTAGCATCAGCAACAGTAGCAAACTTTATACTAACTGTATCAGTAGGGTCTTCGTCTGTATATAATCTTCTATCACTGCCTTTAGGTTTTTTACCAGTACCTACTACAGGATCTTTACGTTTTTTGTTTGGTGATGGTCTGTTTGTTTGCATATTTATAAACCAATTACAAAGCTGTTTATCTCTAGGCGTAGCACCAGGTCTAGCTTTTAATTTTTTACACTTTTCTATAGTTACATCACCGCCATATATTTTAGCTATACGAGCTTTTAAAACACCTCTATAAGCTTTACTCATAATGATGTTTAATTTTAGATTTCAAAACCTAAATTAAACAACATTAATCTAAATCTAGAACACGAAGTTTTTTTGTTTTCACATACTTCACAAGGACAAAACATTATTTCTAATAATGTTAATGTACCTATTCTAATATTTATTTCGTATTTTTCTTTTTTGTTAGCTGCTTTCCAGCTGTTAATCCAATTCATATTATTTATTTTTTTGTTTTACCTAATCTTTTTCTAACTATATTCATTACTGTTTTCATTTTACGAGCATAGCTAGGATTTTTACCTCTGTTAAATACATACTGTTGGTTTAAACTACTAATAATTTTTGATAAATTACCTTTACGTGTTTTAATTAACCAACTAGCTAATGCAGACGGAGATAAATCTTTAAATTTACCTTTAGCATCAGGCGCATCAGAGTCATTCCACTCAATAGACTTTGAAGTCTTTTTCTTTTTTATTGGTGATGTAAAATTATTATATATACCCATTATTTTTCTCCACACTTTTTTTCTGGATTAGCTACTTGCCTCCAGTCTTGTTTAACCCAATGTTTCAAATCTCTACTTCTAGTACTACCATCTGTAATGTTACTTTTAGAACTTCTAACTTGTTTACCAGCATCAGCAGCAGCTTTTTTAGCATTTATTACTTTTTGCTTTTCAGCTTCACTCATACGTGCTATTTTAGCTTTAGGTAAACAAACTTTACGTGTAGCTTTCATAGGTGAGTTAACAAAACCACTCCAACCTGGCATAACAAAACCCATTAGCACTTACCTTTTTTCTGTTGCTTAGAAGCATACATATTAGCATAAGCACTAGGATATACTTTAAACTTTCTTTTGGCCATTGCTATGCAACTTGCTGAAAGTTTTTTAGTGAGAGGTGAACCACCAGCAAAAGCTTTTAATGGTGCATTTCTCATTTTAAGCATATTATCTATTTTTTCTGCTTGACCAGCATGTAATTTACTAGCTTTTTTAAGTTCACCAGATATTTTTTTAAGTTGTCTTCTCATATTTTATCTTTTATATGGTTATACATATCTTTACCTATTTGTTCTCCAAACAACGAGTCAGATTTATAGTGTGCGTGAGCTACTCTTCTACTATAAGATATATCACGCGCAGCCTTCATTAACTTATCTTTTTTTTGTGGGTGTTTATCACTTAGTGTTAATGCTATTAAATAAGCTTGTAATGAATGACCAGAGGGGTATGAAGGTGTTTTCATAGTTTTTAACTCTATATCTTTCATCTTTATACCCATTTTTTTAGCTAATACTTTTGGCCTTGGTCTATTATGATGTTTTTTTATTTTCATTAAAGGCTTGTCTGACTCTTTAATTAATTTATTTACTAATTTTTTTTCATCAACTATTTTACCAAACACAACTCTAGAGTCGTCCATTTCTTTAACAAACTTTTCTCTTATAGGTATTTTAGTTAATTCTAATATCTCTTGTTTAGTAGTATTTGAATTATCGCTTGGTGGTTTTTTATCTAAATATTTTTGTATATCAAAATCATCAAACATATCAGTACTTTCCTTTTACACCTTTTGGGCTTGATTTAGTAGAACCACCTTTACCAGCCCACAAAGTTCTACATGCCCAGTATTGTGCTTTTAATTTACTTTTCTTTTCACCACATTTATGTCTAGCTCTAAAACTTTTTCTAGCAGCATCAGAATAGTTATGACCATAACCTTTTTCACCAAAATGAACAATACGTTCTTTACCACCTTCACAACCTTTTACCATCATTTTTTTATTAGCTTTAGTAGATCTTCTAGGTTTATTGCAAGGCATACTATCTTTATCAACTCTTTTATCAAAAGGGCTTTGTTCTGTACGATCATTACCTGGCGAATTAACTTGCCTACGCACGTTGTTGTTCATAAACGATCTACGTCTACCACAACTAGTAACAGGAAAAGGATTATTATGTTGTATGTAAGCCATTATCTTATTATATAATTAATACCTGTTTTAAAATCGTACCACTCTCTATTCCAATATTTGTTATATTTACCCTCAACAAATATACCTAATTGTTTATTTATTTTTTGCCCAAATATTAAACCACCAGAATAATCATACCATTGACCATCTACATAGTTATGATAGTTAAACTCACCTCCATCGTTATAGTGATAAGGCATTAAGTTAGCCCAACTATGTACCCAAAAGCTTTTATTATAATAGTAATAATCAAAGCCTAAAACTAAAGAGTGTTGTATAATTCTGTCTAGTTCGTTTCTTTTTTTATCTGTGTAATTAGCTAATACTTGTGGTATAACTACTTCTTTCCAAACTTCAGAGCTATTAGCTACGGTTGCTCCGCTTGGATCTTTATACTCACTATTATAAACGTCGACAGTGTAACCTTCTTGTATTGCTAAGTAAGTGTAATGTAAATTACCATTATCCAAGATCCATTCTTCTAGCGGATCGTAACCGTATGGTTCTGACAAACGTTGAGCGGCGCCAACATTAAAACTAAATTTACCTATAGTATATCTATACCTTTGTGAAGTTTCAAAATACTCTACATCGGCAAAACCATCTTTTAAATACTCGGCTTTAGCTAACCAAGCGCTATCAACATATCTTATGAAATGATGTTGATCTAAATACTTAACACCTTCTTGTCTTCTGTAATCTACTTGAAACAAAAACTCTACACCGTCTCTTTTACCTATAGTGGCACCATCACTATAATTAGACTCAGTACCATCGTAAAATGTATTAGCTCTGTTTTCATAACCAAATCTAGCTATTTTACGTACACCTAAAGTTAAATTATAATCATAAGGTGTTTTTACAGTTTGTACACTTAAACCATCTGTAACACTATAAGTTTCTACATCTGATATAGATGTTCCACCATTAACAGCTGTATAAAACGTAGAAAACTTAAATATATCTTTTATATTATCTTGTCCACAACATTTTTTAGGTGCTGCACAAGAAAATAAAACAACTATTATTATTAATAATATTTTTTTCATGCTACTGGATTTTTTGTAATAGGCAGTTTTGGTTCTCTTGGACCTTCAAATCTTGGTGGTTTTATATAAAACACGTCTTTAGTTTTTTTATGATCTCTAGCTCTGTTACCATACTCATCAAAATATTCTTTACCTAAATTACTATCATCAAGCATTATTTGTTTACCACTGCCTTCATATACTTTTATATCTTTTTTTATAGGTGAATTTTGATAACCACTCCAACCATTCATTTTAAAACTCATTTTATAAATTTCTTTTGTTTTGTACCGTCGCTATATATAAATATCAATAGTTTGTTTTTAGTTATTTTAGCAGGTCTACCCAGTAAATCTGTTACAGCTACTAAGTCTGCCATACGTTTTGGTAGTGGACCAACCCAATTTCCTTGGCAATGATCATAAGTTGCTTGACATATATTATCCCACTCATTTTCACAACAATATTCATCTACATCTATAACCCAAGCGTAACACTCATCGTTTAAAAAGAAAGGGTTACCAGATCCATTTATACACCAAGTAGCCGCGTATAAACAACCTAAAGAATCATGACCATGATTTATATTAGCTAATGGGTTATAATTCCACGCATTTGGGTCCATACAGCCTTGAACCACAGCAATACACGAACCATTGTCAGTATTAGCCAAAGAATTATAGTTAAGAGCAGTGCTATCCATACAACCATAAACATAAGCAATACAACTAAAATCTTCTGTGTTTGCTTGTGAGTTGTAATTAAACATGCTAGGATCAGTGCAGCCGTAAATATAAGGTATGCAAGTGTCATTAGTATTTGCTAAAGGATTAAAATTAAACATAGAAGTGTCCATGCAGCCATAAACAAAAGGCTGGCAACTACCGTCATCAGTATTAGCTAAACTATCATAATTAAACATTGTGCTATCAGTACACCCGTAAACGTATGCTATACACGTGTCGGGCGTATTAGCAAGTGGATTAAAATTCAACGCGAGGCTTTCCATGCATCCAGTAATAACTGGTATACAAGATCCCTGTATTTCAATATTAGCATCAGGATTATAATTAAAAGCAGTTGAATCCATACAACCAAGTACTACTAACGTAGCGCAACTTCCGTCATCAAAATCAGCAAGCGTGTCGTATTCTAAATAAATAGGATTCATACACCCAGGGTTATAATAACAAGTACTATCATCTGTATTTGCTAACGTGTCATAATTAATAGCCAAGCTATCAGTACAACCAAATATCTTTTCTATACAAGTATTACCACAATAAGGTTGTCCTGTCACAGGAAAAAACGGTGGTATAGGATTTACAAAACCACCCTCAATGTCTATAGCTACATAATCTTCTGAATACAAACTGTAACCACACTGAACAGCTGTAAAGTCAGACTGTTGTGTTATTTCAAAAATAGCTCTAACAGGATAACCTGCTACTAAATTTATAAAAAACGTTGTGTCAAAACCATCTATTAAAGTATATGTTCCTATATCTTGATAGTTAAACGGTGGTACTAAACTTGTTGCTTGTGATAATTTTAAACTAGAACCAGCCCAACCATTACCGGCTAAATCTGTTAACTCTAGCTCGTGTAAACAACTGTCTATATCTATATCTGTATTAGCGCTATCTAAGTAGTTGTAAGCTAATGAGTCAGTACAACCATATATTTTAAGCGTTAAACACATACCTGTATCTACTGTAGCTGCTGGATTAAACTCTACATAGTTAATATCCATACAGCCAAATACAGGTGGTGGAGGTGGACAACCAGAAGTATAAATTGTGTCGTATATTTGATAACCAAAATCAGCAACAGGCAACTCCCATATAGTGTCACCACACTGTTCGATATATACAGAACCATCGTTACCACCCCACAAACTACCTGCTACACCATCTCCATATAAATCGTTTATAACAATGTAAAAGCTATCTATGGGTGCGCAAGCACTAGCATATTGTGGTTCATAATCTATTATGTTAGTATAAGGTCCACCGTGCACAAGTGTGTCACCAAAAAAATCCATTATATACCAAGATGTTTCTTCTGGATATTGATCTGGATTTATAGTAACGTTTAAACTCCAAGTGCCAGGTGGGCATTGTGAATATACCGTGTTAATTGAAAATAAAAATATAAATATATAAAGTAGTTTTTTCATTTTAAAAATCGCTCATTATAATTTCATCAATAGTATTTTGTACTTCTTTTCTTGTGGCCGCTATAGTAAAACTAAGATCTGCTTGATAACGTTTTACTTCTTCACCATTAAAAACTATAATTGTAGGCACTACAACTATATTGTATTTTTTAGCCCAATCACCTTTATCTATATTTATTCTTTTTACACCACAATCATTAAGTTTGTTTAACCAGTCAATACTATTAGCCTTGTTCCATTCAGCATTAAATTCTACTACACATATATCAGTTTTACAAATGTTTTGACAAGACGCTAGTTGAGCCGTCAACATAAAAACTATTATTAATGTATAGACAATATACTGAGGCCATTTAATATCTTGTTCTTTCATTATTCGTAAAGTTTTTCTTCTATTTTTTCAATAGACTTTTTAATTTCTTGAACGTCTTCTTGTGTAGTCATAATAGTTTGTCGTATCATTTGATCTTTCATATCAAACTCCATACGTGTAACATCTGGTGGTAATGGTTCTGGTAATTCTTTTGCTTCTGCAATATCGGCTTGCAAAGTAAACCACATACCTACTAAAGTAGCTATTAAAGCAGCTATACCACCTAAAGTTTTTATGCTTATTTTAAAGCTAGTATCTTCATTTAATTGTTTGGCCATTTTTTATTTACTTATATTAATATAGAATCACTTGTTTTTTAACTTATTTAATCATGGTAGTAGCAATAACCGCTTTTAGAAGTAGTCATCATTTTACATCTTTGACCATTAGTTCTCCTACCTTTACATTGTTTTTGTTCACCAGATTCACTTTGTTCAACCTCATCATGTATTGTACAAAAATTATTACCTGATAAAGCTTTGTTTCTACATCTGTTACCACTTCTACTTATAGCTGCACAAATACCATCTTCTTCACGTAGTTTAATATTTTCTTTTATTTCGTCACTATTTTTAAACTTAGGTGATTTTACTATTTGTTTAGCTTTTTCTACATCCTTGTTCTCAATACCAACATCCCATCTACTCCAACCTAAACCAACAGCTACTCTTTGCCACCATGCATTTTCACTATCAAAAGCAGCTTTTAAATTTTGTACTTTTCTATAAAGTCTGTTAACAGGCAAGTTGGTAAGACCTTCAACACCACTACTCACGGCGTCCCACAGTGGATTATCTATATCCCACTTGCTCATATATTTCATGACATCTTTATTCCACTTCTCTGTATTCTCACTACTAGTTAGTTTTCTAACCTTTATACCTATAGGTGGAGCTATTTGTAATAACTCTGGCCAAGCAGGTGTTTTAAACCAAGAGTCACTTTTAGCGTTTTCAACACGTTTTCTAGTATAGTTCATTAATGTAGAAAGCACAGCTCCAGGTAAACCAGAACCCCTTAATAAACTGTCTAAAGTACCATATAAAACTCTATCTTTTTTTGTTTTAAAAAACCTTTCATTTTTCTTATCTTCTTCATCATCGTCTTCAAACATCATTGCAAATAAAGCCTGTTGTAAACCATAAAATATAATACTTTGAACAGCACCATAATATATTATCCTAGATATATTAGCGGTGTCACTAGCCCCTTGATCTTTATATCCTTTTGATATTCTTCTATTTGTTAAGTCAAGATAAGATTTTTTAACTATTCTAGCGTACTGAGATGTTACATTTTGAAAAGCAAATATCCATCTACCAAGTATAGAACGTTGTAACTGCGAAACCATATCTGGTCTAGCAGACTGCTGTGTTTCTTCTGCTATAGTTTGAAAATCTAAAAATGCTTTTGATTCTGCTTCTTTTTGGCTTAAACCATCTTTTATATACGAATTAACTCTGTTTCTATAAAAACTAGCACCACCAATTGCTATAGCAAAACTATCACCAAGCTGTGTAGGTAAAAAACCTAAATCTAATAAATGTTTTAATGCAGCCCTAACTTTACCAGACATTGTTTTAGGTTTAGCGACTTCTGTAGCTATTTCGTTAGCATTAACATCAAAAGCAGCACCAGAACGTCTTTGTTTTAAAAAGTTAGAGTTAAACAACTTAGAAAAATCACTCCAAAACTGTCCTTGATCTGCAAATCTGGCCGAAGCTTTAAATATATTGTTATCACCAAAGTTTAAAAAGTTAACAAAAGATAATTGCTGTAGTATAGCTGACCTTGCATTAAAGAACATTGTTGCAGCTACAGAACCATTAACCCAGTCTAACCATCTATTAACAGCTTTGTTTTGACTAATAGGCCTATTATTACCCGTTATAGTAGCTTCTAATACATCTTCTAATGCTAACCTAAAATCTCTACCGTATATAGCTTCTATTTTATTTAAATTATCTCTTGAAAATATAATGTTAGAGTTTTCTATAAACTCATTAAAAAACTTTTTTCTACCAACTCTATTTGTAGCGTCTAATAAATCAAGTCTTATACTACCAACCTGCCAGTTTTCTGTAGGTTTTACATAACCTTGTTTAACAGTAGATATTTTACCTATCATATCAGCATACTGTTTTAAACTAGCTTGAGAATTTACAATATTTATAAGTGCAACTTGTTGATTGTTGTCTAACCCAGGTATTTTAAAACCAGCTTTGTTAAACAAATAAACTCTTACGGCATCTTCAAAAGTAAAACTACTATTAGGTAAGTTTTTATTTAATATACTTACCGTATCAGGCATCCTTTTTCTTAGTGCTTTATAATTAACTGATATAGACTGTCTATGATTATTTAAACGTCTATAAGCTTCGTTTAAAGGTTTTAACAGTGTTGTTTCAAAAAACCTCATGTGTCTATTACCTCTTTCACCTTTGCCCATAAAGTTATATAATAAACCTCTAAAATCTTCATGGTTAGGCGGTATAAAAAATCTAAACTGACCTTTAGTCTCACCTTTTTTAGCTGCTTCTGCAGCACTAAATATTTTTAAACGATCAACACCAGAAACATCTCTTAATATAGCGTTAAAGTAATTACTCATTTTACTTTTACTAAAATCAACTCTAGCTTGTTGTACTTTTGATTTAACGTCAAATTGATTTAACATGTTCTGTACAGCTTCTACATTTTGTATCGCATCATCGGCAAAATAAAAGTCATTATAACCTTCTTTAGCTTTGTTTAAAACCCAAGATGCTTTAGCATCAGCTGTTGAATTACCAAGGCCTGTTATATTTTTTAAGGGTATATCTAAACCGTTTTCTTTTAAAAATCTTTTTATTGCAGGAGCAGATGCTTGTGGTCTAGCTGTTAATATAAACATATCTTTAGTGCCAAACTTACCAGCAAGCTTTTTAGCCTTGTTTAATAAAGGGGCTGGTTTACCATCAACAACTTTATTAAACTCAGAAAAATCAAACTTGTAACCAAGTCCTAGTAAACTTTCATAAGTACTAGCGTATTGCTCTGGTGTTAAAGTACCAGTAGTACCATCTGGTTTTGTATATCTAACTAAAGATTTTGTTGTAGCTAAAGTATCATCAAAGTCTAGTATAGTGATACCTTTGTTTGGATTATTAACAGACTTTGAAAATAAATGAGCTTCTTCTAAATTTTGATTATTAAAAGCAGTAAATAAATTTTCAGGTAAAGACTCTATAACCCCTTTCTCGTATTGTTCAGCAAAAAAGTTAACAACATCAGCGTTGTAAGTATATCTTGTACGGCCACCTTTAAACTTTAAACCAGCTTTATTTAAAATAACATCTATTTCTTTAGGTAACACATGTACATAAGCTGACTCAATATATTGATTTAGTTCAGCTTGACTTGATTTACCTTTAATAGTATTTTGTATTTGATTAACCATATCAGACACAGTTATCTCATGTTCTAATACTAAGTCTTTTGATGTTAAGTTAGAGTCTTTGTTAATTTTTACACCTAACTTGTACATTTTTCTTATAGTACCTCTTTGATCAAGAGACATTAAATCTACTATAGCTAGTTTTTCAGCCGTACTTAAATTAGAGTCTAATATATTTTGTAAATATGTTCTAGCGTCATTAGCTTGCTCGTTTACTAAATTAGCTAAATCCTGATTATCTCTAACATTGTTTTTAATATTCTCTATGTTTTCATACATAGGTACTGGTACAAAGTTACCATCTTGATTATAAACAATTATCTCACCATCTTTAACTTCTTGTAATTGATAGTTTTCATTAACAAACTTGTCACCAAATAAAGGTTTTAATACTCTTTCTATAAATATTCTGTTAGTAGTAAGACCATCAATCATACCACTTCTAGTTGATCTACCTATATTTTTTAAGTATTCATTTATTATTCTAACTTTTTCAGCGTCATTTGTATTTTCAGTTAACTGTTGTAAATATTTTTTAGAAACTTCAAAACCTATTTTTCTAACTTGAGGCATTGTTGTGTTCTTAATAAATCTAACAAAGTTTTCTAAACTACTAAAGTCTGCTGTAAGCGACTCTCTTGTAGGTGGTAGCTTTCGTATTATAATATCATAAACGACTTTTGGTGGTAAGTTATTTTCAAAAGCAGCTTGCATCTCTTGTAATATACCATTGTTATACATGTACAACTCTGACTCTTCAACGTCTTCATTGTTTTGTATACGTTTTTCTATTTCTTGTATTTTACCCTGTAAAGCAGCTAAAGGTTTTTTACGATATTGCAACTCTGTTAATTGAAGTTGAGAGTTATAATAGCTTTTAGAAAACTGTACATCAATATCTCTATTTATTTTAGATGACAAATCAACTATATCAAGCTCTGCCTCAAACTCTTCAGTTAATAACTTTTTAACTTCTGGCTCTTGTCTAACCTCTAACAAAGCATCAAATACTAAACCTTTTGATATGTACTTTGATATACCATCTTTTCTTGTGCCTTTTAAACCAGATCTAACCTCAAAAGTTTCACCTGTTTTTTCGTTTGTTCTTTGTATTTTTAAAGGTTGATCAAAAAAACTAATAAACTGCTCAGGTGTAGTTTCTTTTTTAACATATAAATTAACACTTTGGCCCTTGTCTATTTTCTTTAATTCGTCTTTTGGTAGTAAGTTATCTCTAACAGCATCTTCTACTTGCTTTTTAGATGTTAGTTTTTGTTTAAACTCAACAAAAACTTTTTCATTATCAGCAACTTTTCTTTCTAACTTAACAAGATCAGAAGTAAAAACAGTTTCTAATATAGCTTCTTTGTTTTCTCTTAATGTTTTAAAATAAACTTTATCAGTACCTAAAGTATCTTTTACTATTTTAAAAAGTTCAGTATATCTACCAGATGTAAAACCTTTTTCACCAGCATATTCATTAGATAAAATCTCTATTATTTTTGTAGCTCTTTGTTCTTTATTATCTATACCTCTTGTTTTTTGATAAGCCATTATTAAGCTTTGTCTAACAGAGTCTTTTACTTTATTGTAAACATCACTATCATCTTTAATACCTAGTGATTGTCTAAGTTTACTTTTTCTTACTTTTTGTTTTTTGTTTTTATCAGCTTCTCTTTTTCGTTGAGCCTCAAGAGACATGTTCATATTTTCAAAGTCTTCTAAGGCAGAATCTTTTTCTGCGGCTACTTGTACTTTTATATCACCCTCTTTTGTTGTTTGTCCAACTTCAACTGTAGGCGCTGTTATCTGGCCTTCTGTTAAAGAATTAAAAGCTTGTTTAGCTTTATTACCTATTTGTGGATTTATCCAACCAAAAAGCCCGTCTGGATTTTTTCTTTCTGGCTTATAGTTTTTTATGTGTGGTAGTAATTCTGCGTAAGTTGTATCTAAAAAAGTTTTATCATCAATACCTTCATGTGGTTTTGCTAATATAAGACCGTCTAATAAACCTTGTTTTTGTATTACCTCAGCAACGTCTTTACCGTACACTTGCCAATAAGCATTACCACCTAAGTCCTCAAAGTTTATAGTATCACCACCTGTCTTTTGACTATCAGTAAACTCTTTACCATACTTATTTACTAAATCTTGTTTTTGAGCATCAGTTAAATCTCTAGTCTTAGATAATTGTACTTCACCTGGTTCAGCTAAACCAACATCTATCATATCAACAAACTGGTTTCTAAGCTTACCTTTTTTTCTATCAGAAACATATTCTTTTAAAAAGTTCCTAACATCATCACCAGTTTTAAAATTTAAATTTTTATACCCAGTGTTTTTACCGTTTATTAATCTTTGAAAAAAGTTTTTAAGCTTAGTAATAATACCGTCTTGCAAGTTACCTTTTAATTGAGCATCACCGTAAGCAGTTATATATTCTTCAGCATATTCTACAAAAGCTTTTTCACTACCATCTTCGTTGTACCTATAGTTATTGTCTATTCTTTCTTGTACAACACTTAACTCTTTATCAGTTAAACTGTCTTTAAAATCTCGTAATATCTGCTCGCCTTCCTTTGTCAATGTAGTTTCTACAGTACCGCCCGTAATTTTGTCTGTAACAGTTCTTGCAGTTCCACTTCTAAGCGAAGATCTAACAATAGCATGTAAAACCTCATGCGATCCAACCGTTACAGCATTGTTTCTAGCAGCAACAGTTTCATTTATTAAAACATCTTTACCTAGTATTAAACCATCTACGTTTTGGAGCTGCTCTGCTGTGTATTGTTTTTTACCTAACGCTTCTAATCTTTGGTTAACTTGTGTTAAAAAATCTGACTCTTGAGAAACAACATTTATTTTTAAACCGTTAGTTCTACTAAGTGGCTCAACAAAAGTTCTAACATCATCGTTAAGCATTTTTTTATTAGCTTCATTTTTAATAAAATTAACTTTTTCGTTTTCTAATTTTATATTTTCGTTTAAACGTTGCGTAGCGTAGCTATATTGTTTTTCAGTTATTATTTTTTTATCTAACTGGCTTTTCAAGCCCTCTATTTGTGATACATAAGATTTTTTATTTTCATAAGCTTGAATTATGTCATTACCTTCTTGTTCTGTTATATATGTAGATTTTTTCCTAACACTTTTAACGTAATCTTTAAACTCTTTTTCTTGCTTTTTTATTTCTTCGTCAATAAAACTTTTAGTTTCTGGAGTGTGTGCTTTTAACTTTTCTTGCTGTAAATCACCTATATTGTTTATATATTCATTTATTCTTATATTATCATTGTCATCTCTAAAAGCTAAGTTTGTTTCTCTACCAATACCAGACACAGTAGTACCACCAATAAAACCTTGTACAAAACTTTCAGCAGCATCCATAGACCACAAAGATTTTACACTTTCTTCTACAGCGGTTTGGTAGTCATTTCCTTGTGCTAATGATTTGTTTAAGTTTTCTATACCATACTGAAAAAATTCTGTAGCACCTTCTCTATTACCAGTCCTTAAATATTGTACAAACCTTTTAGCTCCAGCGGTACGAGCTCGGTTCATTATTGAATTAGTTATACCTTTAACACCTACATATTCTAAAGCGGTAGCACCAACACCTAAAACAGTTGGTATTGTCATATTGTCTTCACCGTTTTCATAAAGCTTACGCATTTGAGTTTCAAAATCATCATCAGGATATAACGATTTAGCTTTTTCTGCATTAAACTCAGTGTACATTGGCGCTATTATTTGAGCTGGTAAACTAGCTCCTCTAGTAAAATAAGCTGGAACAACAGTGGTTAAAGTGCTTACTACAGCGTTACCAACACCAGAAGCAATGTCTACAACATCACCGTCTCTAAAGCCACCAATAACACCTTCACCAGTGTATAAATTAGATGATTTTTCCCTTAAATTATATAACTCATTTTGTTTTTCTATCAAAAAATCATCGTAAACATCACCAATATCATTATCATCAGCAAGTTCATTAACATCACCTCCACTAGCTATAAAGTCCATTACTTTACCACCAGTAGGATCTACTTTGTTTATTAAATCTCCTAAATAAACTTGTGTACTTTTAAAAGCTACTGGCAAACCAATTTCAACATTTTTCTCAAAAACATTACTTAACTGTACACCAAACCTTTCTAGCGGATTAAGCTTTTCTAGCTCTTGCTTGTATATTTTATTATATTCTTCTTGATACTCTACCTTAGCCTTGTGTTGTACTTTTTGATATTCTTTTTGAAAAATATTTTCAAGTTCATCTCTGTCGTACTCGCCAGACTCTATGTAGGGTCGCATTATTTCTAGTAATTCTTCCTCCATATTTTAAGCGTTTTGGCTTTTGTTTATTTGGTTTTGTATTAAATCATCAACTATTTGTTTTGCGTTTCTATTAACGGGTGGCTTAACGTCACTAGTAGCTTGGCTAAGCTCTTCTATTGGCTCATTATTTTTCTTTGCTTTAGCAACTAAGTTTTCGTGATCAATATTTTCTTTAACAGTAGGTTTTCTAGCTTTTAATTCTTCGTCTTGCGTTAGCTCATCAATAGACTTGTAGTTTGGATCAAAAGATTTTTTTATTCTATTAGCAAAATACTTATGTAATCTTGTATCTGTGTTTGGATCAAAAGAGTCTGGGTGTAACATGTTTTGAGGTATTTCACCGCTCATTATTTTATCTTTATTTTCAATTAAATAATCTTGTAAAAAATATCTACCCCCTATTTTATCAGATACAAATATTTTCCAACCAGCCTCATTTTGTAATAAATTATCAACAACAAAATCAACGTCAAAATCTAATGGCCTACCAACTTCATTTCTTTGTTTTATAGCATCTTGCTGATACCTCATATACTCAGCTTCTTGAGTTCCTTTTACCACCCAGTCTTCTGTAATATCTTGTATTCTTTTTACTATTTGTTTTTTTGGATCATTAGCATCTGGAACTGATAATCGCATCTCTAAAGATTCGTCAAAACTTATTAAACCACCTTCTAACCAAAAAGGTATATCAAACTCTTTTAAATTAGTGTAATTAGAAAATAATTTTTTACCACCAGTACCACCACCGTAATAAGTAGCAAATTCTTTTTTTAACTCTCTTAGCTGATCTAAATCAAAAGCTATTTTTTTAATTGCTTTGTTGTATCTTGATGCACCAGCTTTATCACCTAACATCATAGCTTGATCATACTCACTAACTAAACCTTCAACCATGTCGTTTATTATTTTTTGATTAGCACGACCATGTATTTCTGATGACTTCGCGTCGTCACCATAAGGCATGTTTTCAAAATATTTTAAGGCTCTTTTATCTTCCATAATTTATATTTTATTATTGTGTTGCGTTACCTAAAGAAGAAAGACCACCACTAGCTATACCAAGCCCAGCTTGTAGTGCCCCTGTAAACATTGCGTCTATAGCTTGATTTTGCTGGTCAACAGCCTGGTTAGCAGAGTCAGCCCTTGCCATTGCTAAAGCTCTCAACTCATCTTGTTTTGCAAACTCTGCTTGTTCAACCATCTTTCTACCTTCTCTTTCAAGCATATCTCTTTGTTGTTCGCCTTTAACTTTCATGTCAGCTAATCTAGATTGTTCAGCTAAAGCTCTAGTTTGATTAGCTTGTTCTTGAGCAGCGATACTAACAGAAGCTTGCTGTGCTTGCCTAACACCTTGATTAGCTAACACCTGTGCTAAACCAGCAACACCACTACCACCAGCCGCTCCTTGCATACTTTGCATTATATTAGCCATAGCTTGTTGAGACTGTTCTTTTTCAAACTGAGCTTGTTTTAAATTAACAGTTTGATCTTCATAAACATTTTCCATATTCTCATACGGATTTTTAACACCCGCATAAGGATTAGTCATTTTTCTATCTTCAAATTGTTCTATTTGAGCTTGTAAATCTCTGTTAGCTTCTCTTCTCTCTCTTCTAAGTTGTTTTCCACCAAATAAAGCTGTAATAAACTTAGCCGGTGAATTATTGTAATTTGCCATAATTATATTGTTTTATTTATTATTACAGTTTTTAGTAATTATTTACTACTAGCTGTTACTTCAGCACCTACAGAATATATCTCTGCTTTTTCTCTAGAGTTATTTCTTAATTCAACTTGGCTGTAGTAGCCAACTAAACCTGATAAGTTTATTTCACTAGCTTTAGCAAACATTAAAAAATCATCTTCACCAGGAGTTGTGCCGTTAACAAAGCTTTCTTCACACTCTATAGTAGTTTCATCAGTAGCATCGTCATACTCTATACCAACAATAGTACCTATTATTTGAGGTGTTGTGTTTTGTCCTAATTGAAAAGAGGCTGTAAAACCATTTAACAACGATGTCTTTACATAATAAGCCATATCACCTAGTTTTAATGAATCATTAACCTCGGTTAAATCGCCTTGAAGTCTTACTAATATCATATTATGATCCTGTTCCTTTTGTTAATAATCTATCCATATCTAAAAATATATCTTTTTGTGTTGGTGCAAAACTAATAACACCAATAAAACCTGATATAAAAATTTTGTTACTACAATTATCAATATAAACTGTTGTGTTTACTTGTATTGGTCTAGCTGAAGTACCTACTAAATCTGCATTTGCTATTGTAATTGCACCTTGAGTTAAGCCATCTGTGTTATCTACAGAAGCTATTGTAGTTTCGCTTGTATTTATACTTTTATTTAAACCTCTTATTCTAACTTTAGCACCAACACCTATACCTGTCATACCATTTACATTTATAGTACCACCTGCTGAAATAGTACTTGTAGAAGCTGTTCTAATAGTAGTTTCAATTGGCTCTAGTTTAAGCAAAGTATCTTTAGCAAAAACATTAACACCACAAGAGCTAAATATTAAACCAGGACCGTAAGCTCTAAACGTCATAGTAGCACCATGCTCAAAAGGTGAGTTAGTTGAAAAAGTAATAGTTTTAGTATTAAAATCTATATCTCTTATTGTAGTTGAGCTAGCAGGTTCTGTTGTTGTTTTGTGGTATTTTAATTCCATACCAACTACTAAGTTAGTTGTATCAGCAACAGTAATAACGTTACCACTAGCGCCATCTCCAGCTGCATTACTTACAACGTTTTCAGTAGTTTCAAAAAACAAACTTTTAGCTCCCCACTTGCCTATACTTGGATCACGTGTTGATGCGTTTTTTATAAAATAACCAAAATCTGTAATACCAGAAGTTACTGTTATTTGTTTGTCTTTTAAATTTAAACCTTCACTAAAATCTTTATTAGATTTAGTTTTGTTATCTTTAGTTAAAGTACCAAGTGAAGTATTTGTTATACCTGTACCAACTGCAAAAAACCTAATAGAAGTGTCTGGTTGTTGTGTAATAGTTAGCTTTTTGTAAAGCTTATCATCAGCAAAAAATGTGTTATTATGAGCATCAGCATGTATATTAAAAACATAAGTATCACCACTACTAGCTGGTATTTCGTAACTATATGAACCCATAGTTAAATTTTTAGCTCTAGACTTAGCTGTTATTGCAGCTTCAAACCCGTTTGTTTCAAAATTATAATTACGATTATCAGATGTTCTAGTTATAGTTAAACTAAAAGTAGCATCTTTACTTCCTTTAACATTTAATAAAATACTTTGTGCTTTAGCTGTTAAACTTGTTTTATTAAAAATAAATTCTTGTATTATATTTTTACCACTTTTTCGTTCTTGACTAGCAATGTATGTAGGTGTATTTACGCTTGACGTTGTATGATATGACATATTAAATTATTTCTGCTTCTATTATTGTTCCTAATCCTTGAAAGTTAAAAGCGCCTGAGTCTACGTGTAGCTCCTTACCTTTTATATAATTAAACCATTTACCTTCTTTTTCAATAAACTCGTTTATTTTACCTTCTTGTTTGTTTGTACGTACATCAAATACATACCAACCTTTCTTTTGTTGAATATTGTAATATTCATTGTCGTTATAAGTTTCACCACTATAACCACCTATATTGCTTAAAAGTGGCTCGTTTATAATAGTATCACCTAAAGCATCTATTTTAGCTTGTGATCCTTCGTAGTTTATAGCGTTAAAGTTTTTAACTAGTTCAGGGTTTGAGTTTAAAACAGGTGTTATTGAAGACTCGCCAAACACATTATAAAAAGTATTTCTATCTTCATTAGTATGATGTTTATATATAAAACCATCTTTAAATGTATAATATTGCTTTACAGAACTTACAGCGTTTTCAGGCATATAAGATTTAAAACTAACCCAACCTTTTGATTTTTCATTATAAGTAACGGTATAACCTGTTAAATTTTCATCTATAACGTCTGGCGTTGATTCAACACCATCATTATCATCATCATAATTAATGTTACCGTTGTCATTGTTATTTCCTCCATCTAACACTATATTATTAAACATTGACACATTATAATCACCATTATAAGAATCATAACTACCATACAGTGTGTTGTATTGAGGTAGATTATCTCTAAACCAATCACTCATACCAGCTTCGGATATTGGTGTTAAACCATCTAAAGAAAGCCTAAGAACAGCTCCTCTTTGTTTATCCGTAAAATAAGCTCTAAATGACTCTGCGGCAAAAGACTCAGGATTTTTTGATATACCAAATTTACCTCTAAAAGGTTGAACAGTTCCTAAAAATCTATTACTTGCTAATAAGTTTGTGTTACCATCAGCATTAAATAATAAATCTCTATCAACAAATATTTGTAGTATTTTATCTTCACATAGAGTAACCAAGTCTTTAGTTCTTGAATAAAGTTTTTGAATACTACCAAAAGTTGGGTTTATGTCTTTAGTAATTTTTTCTGCTTGTATAAATTGATTTAAATTGTTAACACCACTAGTAGAGTTGTATAAACCAGAATATATTAAACCATATTTTCTTCTATCTTCTGCGTATTGCTCTTCTAAAACTGTAGATGCTTTAACACCATTTAATATAAAACTTTCGTTAAAATCATCTCTAATTCTATTAGACTCAACACCGTTACCAAAACTAAAACAATTATACCAAGACAAACCTACATATTTATTAAAAACTTTTGTATCTACTTTAATTTTAGTTATGTAATTATCAGTTATTTCTTCTATACCTATTATTTTTGCAGTAGTATAACTTAAATCATTTCTATAAAACCTAATAGGTTTGTTTAAAAAAGTACCTAACTGATCACCTATAGTATTTGGCTCACCCCAGTCTCTTATACCTGGATTATTTATTTCTACAACGTTACCTTCCCAACCAACTACTCTTGGATAAAAATCAAACTCTGGATATGTTTCGTTTTGTATATCTAACACATTATCACTATTACCGTCTGTTTGAACTTTACAGCCAACAGGCGCAAATATATGGCCGTTAATACTATTAGCGTCTTCTTCTATGTTTAAAGGTATAACATCACTAGCTTCGAAATATATATTTAAATCAACATCTTCTTTTGCTTCTGTTTCAAACACAGCTGGAGAAGTAGGTATTGTGTTTTCATCTAAATCTTCAGCATCGTCAACAAATCTAATATTTGTAAAACTACTATTTAAACCAATTGTATTACCAGGAGAAGTATCTTCTGGGTTTATAGTACCATTAACAGGATCTCCATCTAGTTGAAGTATATAAACAACTCTTCTATTATTTGCTTTACCAAAGTTAACTACAGTTTGTTTTAATTTTTCATAAGCATAACCTATATTTGTAGACATGTTTGGACCATTTGCAGGGTCACCACCAACAAATAAATCATCTGCTAAACCTACTGTATTAGAGTAACCATCACCGTTATATGCTCTCAACAATGATAAAAACTTAGTTAATCTACCTGCAACACTATAGTGATGAGCACCGTCTTGAGTATCAGCAGCTGATTTTGTCATATAAGCCGCGCTATCATAACCGTAAAAAGGCGCACCAGTACTACCACCTTCTGAAGTTTCTGTAGGATCATGTAAAGGTACTGGGTTCCAAGAAGTGTGATTATACGCATTTATTTTATGACAACTTAGTATATTGTAAATATTAACGTCATCACCTTCAAATTGGAATCTTTGAAAACTTAATAAATTATTTTCTATAGCTTGAGCAGCAGGCCCACCAACACCAAAACCAACATCAAAAGCCGCTTCTTGTTGAAGCGCTGGTTGATTAGTTAGCGGATTTGGCGTAACATTTTTTCTTATCCACTCACCGGTATGAGCTCCATAACTAGGAGAACTACTTAAGTAGTTTGAACCTAAACTACCAGATGATAAATTAATAAAACAACCTTCTTCAGCAAGTATATCGGTTGCATATATTCTGTCTAAACCAAACTCAAAAAATCTTGCTATTGGGTTGTTGCTAGTATTAGAAATACCTGGGCTAAAAGTACCGTTAATAATTCTTTGGTCTAAATCACTAAAATCACCATCGTGTAGATCTACACCAGGGCAAACATAAGATAAATGCATGTATGTACCACCATTACCAGAAGGGTCAGGCGTATAAGGGCCATTAACCCAAGGTAATCCGTTTGCTTGGTACTTTAGTTCTTCACCTAGAACAGTTGCTGGAGTATTGTTTGAATCAAAGTATCTACATCTAGTAGAAAACAATCTTCTTGCACCACCAGGTGAATATGCACTAGAACCTGGTGACTGATCAGGTGTTACTATACCTTCAAAAGAATTTATATGTTGTGTGTTAGGACCAGAACCTCCAGTAAAATTAGGGGAAATTGATTGACCAAAACCTGGTGGTTGATAACCATTAAAACCAAAAGATTTACCAAAAGTCATTCTTCCTGACACAGAGGCGTTATAAGGCGTGTTAGCATCAGCAGGGGAAAGACATCTAAAATGAGTTCTATCTATAATCCAACCTCTTTGATTTGTGATTACAGGATTAACACCATCGTCAAGTTCTTGCACTTGCAACTCCCACTCCTCACTAGTATCTGTAATGCCATTACCAACTGGTGTAGCAGCAGCGATACCTGCTAACGTAGTAGTTGGCGTAGAAGTTGATAGCGTTCCGTTTGCACCAAGAAGGCCTTGGCCTAATATACCTACAAAGTCATTAGCAAGATTACTAGGCTGAGAATAATAAGTACCTGCTAAATCAGCTAAAAACCAAGCTTTTGCAACCGCTTTTACTTCATATATATATTGATCACTTATAGACCCAATTAAATAATTTTGTGTTATAGCGTTTGAAAGTACTTTAACAAAAAACCTTCCAGCAAACTCAGCAGCATCTCTTTCTTTTACTAAAAAAAACTCTATTGTCATCTCTTGAGCAGTATTAATAGCGTTACCGTCTAATATAAAACCGTCTTTTTCTAAAATAGCTTCTTCAAGTGTAATTACGTATGTAGATTGATTTGCCGCGGCTAAAGGGTTTACACTATATGCAGACACTAAATATCTTCTTGATTTTTGTATAATACTATTATTTATTATTTCAAATCTAACAGCTATTTTGTCAGATGGTGTAAAAGCTGCATCTTCTCCAGTTAAAATAGGTATTCCGCTTTGTGTTGCTATCGATTTTCTAACGGTAAAATTTTTGCTACCTGGTTTAGGTCCATTACCGTTACCATTAGCTAATAAATCTGGAAATACAGTTGTAAGCCCTTGGTTAGTACCTGAAGGTGATATATGATCAGCTGAGTTTATTTTACCTAAAGAAACAAAAGTGTTTTTAATACCATTTGGTGCTTCATTTTTTATATCAATTATTTTTATTTTATTTTGCTGTGGCACAGAAACTTCTATGTCTACTTGTTTCTTTATAGTAAAATAATCACCTTCTTGTACTTTATTACGATCTGAAGATGGAAAAGAAAGCCAAAAAGCCTCATCTTCTTTTGATTTATAAACTCTATCTAATACTAAGTTGTAATACTCACCAGTTGTTTGTTTTATATAATACTTGAGATATGTGGCCCAATCAGGCGTGTTATTATTAGGTAAAAATTTTGTTCTAGCTTTTAATCTTAAAGATTTATCAGAGTTTGTGTCTACAAGCGCAGTGTCATCGTTGTCATAAGGTATATATATAGAAGCATCTTTACTTGTAAAAACAGGTGTTTCTCTACCATATTTGTCGCCAAAAACTACACCTAAATAATATGTTCTAAAAGACTTTATAGATCTTTTACCTAAAGAATTTGGAAAACTAATTATGTCGTCTGCAAATGATCTATTTTCTTTTACAACTTCTATACTAGGAGTAACAATTCCATCAGGATTAATTGAACTTTGTTCGTCTTTGCTGCTTATATTATAATTTTGTAAGTAATTACCATAAACTAATCTATTACCAGTTATTTCTTGAGCTAATGCTTTTCTAGGTATATTGTCATAAGGTCTAAGTATTTGGTTGGCTGGTAAAGCGGCGTATATATTTTCTGTTGTTATCTCGTAAGCGCCAGTGTAATCATAAGAAAATTGTTCATGTTCATTAGTAGTATTATCTGAAGCACCACCACTAAGAAATCCGTAATCAGTACTTAAAATTGTAGAGTTGTTATAAGAGTTTTCAAACCAATAATTAGGTGTGTCGTTAGGTTTTATACTGTCTATGGAATAAACAGTAGTAGATCTTTCTTTTTTAAATAATATATCTATTTGGACAACGTCTTTAGGTATATCCATTGGAACTAAATCTTGTAACCTTACATTTATAGCTCTGTTTTCCATACCTAAGTTATAAGGATCTTTTGTTGGATGAAAACCAAAAGAACCAGCTAAAAACACCGGTTGTGTAAAAGGTGAAAATGCAGAATACTCCCCGTCTTGGTACTTATACCTTAAAGCAAATCTAACAAATTCTTTTTCAAATATAGGTGTATAATCATTTTTTCTTAAAGAATTAAAATCTCTCGTTATATTATCGCCAAACACATTGTTAAATGTAGATGGTGGCGTAGATAATATTTCCATAGTATATTCATAACCAACATTTGCGGTTGTAACAGTAATTACTTCAACTTTAACTTGATGGTTTTGAGGTAAAGTACCTGTTAATCCAACTTCGCTTAAAAATAAAATATCTCCAACAGAATAAGGTGAAACTGGAGCGTCTGTTATTAATACAGGATTATTACCAGCATTATCCACTACTGTATCTCCAATTATTTTTTCATAAAAATTTAAATCTTCAAACAACAAAACTTCTTCTATAGCTGTTTCAGAAAAAACTACTGTAGGGGCTTTGTTTGGTTTCTTTTTTATAACAGTTATATGCTCTTCTTTAATATCACCTTGTTGCTGCCCGTTTATTACTAATTGAGTTTGTGTTCCAGTTCCAGTAGTACCTTCTTTACAAGTGTCTATGTTTATTTTTTTTGGCTCATTTATATTGTCTGTCCAAAATAATAAATTGTCTATTATGTTTACACCAGTTATTATATTGTCTGGTTGAAACTTTAACGTGTCTTTATTTTTATCTACAAAAACTAAAGTCTCTACGCCATCATTAGAATATTCTAAAATATAATCTGTGTTATCACTATATAAAAAATAATAAAGCACATCGTTTTTTTCGTCAGAAATACTAGCAACGCACTTTAAGTTACTACCAAAGCCTGTTTTATTCATACCAACTTCAGTGTTACCTAAAATATTTTGAGCAGTACCTACGTCCGAGTCTTCAGAAGTAGAAACCTCTATATTCATTGCATCTCTATATTGTCCGTTAGGTATTAATCTTTCATCATCATCTTTGTTCATTATACCTCGACGGAAAACGTTTTTAATCTCTGGCATATTATTTTATTTTATCCATTTAGACTTACCTCTTAAAACCTGAATTAACTCGTGTGTTTTAATATTTGATAACCTTATTTTAGCAGTTCTTATAGCTGCAAATTTTTCTCTTTTAAATCTAGGCACTAAAGCTTGACCATCTATTCTAGTAGACAATATTGCATAAGCTATAGATTTGTACATAGCTTCTTCCGCAAACTTATGTACTATCATTTCAGCGTTAGTACCAAGCCCATCGCTTATATATTTTAATATTACATTTTTACCCCCAACATTGGAGCTAAAATGTATTTTTCCTTTTAACTCGTCTATATAATAACTACCGTTACCTTGAGCAGTCTCTGGGTGAACACCATATCTTCTACCGATGTTTAAGTCATATATATCAGTATCATGGTTGTAACCATTGGCATCACCAGTGCTACTTTTAGTATCGTTAGTGTAATTATTCCAAGTTTGAGAGTCTGAAGGTATTGTAATAAAAGTAATTTGATTAGTAGAACCAAAAGTACTTTCTGTAGAGTCTTCAAGCATAATATTATCAACAGTTATTATAGTGCCATTTACAGCTACTACTTTAGTGCCAGGCGTTGCGTGGCTATGCGAAACATACATACCTATAGAAACTTGACTAGCGTCATTAGCTGAAGCAGCTGTTATTTTATCTTCGTTAATACTATAAGTAACACCATCTAACACAACGCCATCTCCTGTTTCTATAACAAGGTTTTCGTTTATAGCTGTGTTACCACCGTTACTAGCAAAAGGCTCTGGAAACATACGAAACGTTAAAGTTTCGTCACCACTAAAATTAGGTGTAACTCCTGCGCTGTCAACAATATCATTAACATCAGCAATAGAAGGAAAGATACCGCCAAGATAATCTACTAAACTTATAGTTGTTATACCTGCATTGTGTACAACGCTTCCAACAATAGTACCTAAAGGTATGTTAGGAAGTGGATTTAGGTTGTTATTAAAATTAGTACCATCTACTTGCATACCTACTAAAATGTTTTTATACTCTTTGTCTAACGCAACAATATTAGTAGAATTTGACAGTGTTCCTACTGCTGTTAAGTTATAATCACCTTGCTCATTTTGTAATATTGGAGTTGGATTTGAAGTGTGTTTAGTTGGATATAAAGGACGTTCAATACCGTTGTCGTCTACCCAACATATCTTCGTGTAATTTACATAGTCTTGAGGAAGCACCATAGTGTTTGATGGTGGTAATGTAATTTCTTGTGATTTGATACATTTGAAAGTATCAAATGATAATTCTTGTATTGCTCTTTGAGCATGAAAAGCTATATCAGTTCTTTTTGCCTTTGATATTATTTTATGTTCACCAACGTAAGCTATTGTAAAGTTAGTTATAATATCGTTTAGTGATATAAATTGATAACCACCAAAATCATTGCCATCGTAATAATCTTGTTGCGTTTGATTTAGTAATGCCATTTATTATTGTTTTTCTTGTTGAACACTCTTTGCGTCTTCGGTTGCTGCCGCTTGATATAAACCTGGATCTTTTAATGTAAACCCTGCTAATGATAATATTTTCATAACTAACTCTGTTTCTTCTGAAGGATGTAAATCAAAATCTTGTCTATCGTTAGCGTTAGCGTTAAAAAGCGCTTTACCACCAACTACAACATAAGGCCAATTTACTTGTCTAGGAGATTGAACGTAGTCTATATCTGCCTGTGTTAAAGTATTATCACCAGCTATTTGAATAGTATTATTTACTGTGTCAACCATATAAATAGGTCTATCAGCGGTTGGCGCTGCTAATGGACTATTTGGAAACATTCTAAAGTCTTTTCTACTAACACTCTCTATTATGGTATTACCTGATCTAACGTTTGATAATCTATAAAATCTTTGTATTGTATTTAAATTACCAGTAGGACCATTTGCTTGAAGAGTTAAGTTTAAAACAGCAGTTACTTCAAATACACTTATTTTTTCTTCTAGTATATCTACCATATCAGCGTGAACAGTATCATTACCGCTAGTTCTTCTAAATTGATTTAAATCGTAGAAATACTGTTCAAATATATCCATTTGTGCGTGATTAGCAAGCAAGTTAAATTCTTGAGGCGTTATATATCCTCTTTGTTCTTTATTTGCAAGAGTTAATACTCTTTGATATATTCTATCTACGTTTATCATAATATTTTTATTGTAGTTACGATCGCCCCGTAGGGCGACCGCTCTACAGTTTGATTAGTTGTTAAATCTTTTTTCTATATTTTTATATACTTCCATACCTTCATCAGTTTTAAACCAATGAGCTAAAGCTGTATATGGATGCTCATCAAATGGTATAGTCATTAACTTTCTACCATTACTACCCCATAAAAAGTTTCTTTGGTCAGTTGATAATCTAAGGTAACCAGCTTCAACAGCTTTTATACCAAAGTTTCTTAATGCTACATTTTCATCATCTGCTAACTCTAAGAATAGTTTAGGGTTATTACGAGCAAATACTAATAAATCTCTTCTAAGTTCCTTAGAACTCAGCTTAGATACCTCAGAACCAACCTCTACACGCATAATAGCTTCTGCCATATCAATATCAACATTTCTAGCAGCTGTTAACGCATCTACCTGCATGTTTAATACATCTATTTCTTCTTCTGCTAATTTAGCTGGTTTATACTCGTAATACAAAGTATCTTTATGTGGGTGATATAATGATAAAAGCTTTTGTAAAACAGTTTTTTCTTTTGCAACAAATAACGCTCCGTTTCTAAATATAATGTGTGATAATCTTTGATCACCAACCATTTCGTCTACAAAAGATGTTTTTTGATTTTGACAATACTTTAATTCTCTTTCGTAACCTTTGTCTTTGTCAAAATAATAAATATCTGATGCTTTTATTGACCTTGAAACAGGTTTTTTATTGCCTTTTAAATAATAAACTCTATCTTTTATTTCCCACTCATTTTTAGGTTTTAGTCTTTCAATACTAGGTTGATCTTCAACTAAAACATCTTTTACATAATCTTTATAGTTTTCTTCTGTAATAACAGTTTTTTGTGTTTGAGGTTCTTCAACCTCTACTTTTTTCTTTTTTGCCATAATATAATATATAATAAAATTAATAAAATAAAAGGCCGAGGCCGAAGCCCCGGTCTTTTAATAAATAGTTTACTTCATTAACATAAAGTTGTTAGCACCTTGTACTACTAAACATCTTTCTGATAACATGTGTATTTGCATCGCATCTAAAGAAGATGTAGCAGCACCTACAGAACCAGTAACCCAAGTTTTCATTCTTCGGTCATCAGTTTGTGAAGCTCTAAATCTTACATGTAAGAAAGGACGCTTAAGGTTCATACCTAACATTTGGTCATAAACAGTTGAAGTACCAGCAGGAATTACGACACCTCTGATTGCGTTAGCACCAGCAATATCATTAATACCACCTCTAGTAGCTTTGTCGTTTAAGTATCTGAAGTCAGACTTATAGAAGTCATAAGAACCTCTTCTGAAACCAGAGAAACCTAAGTTAAGTGCCATATCCTCAGAGTTGTTAAATACTCCGTAAGAAGTACCACCAGCTCCGTAAGAGTTCATTGAAGCTAACATATCGTCCATTGCTAGAGAAGTAGATCTGTTAACAAATAACATATTTTCTTCAATAGCGCCTTGCTTGTCAAACTCAGCAAGTATTGCATCGAACTCAGCTAAGTCAGTAGCAGAGTTAACACCAGTAACACCAGAAGTAATATTACCTCTTGACTCGATAGCAGCGAATAAACCTTCAGTACCAAAAGCGTTACCATTACCATTAATCTCAACGTCAGCGTTAGAAGAACCAGGAGTCCCGCTAATACCTTCAATCATTGCCATTTCTAAGTAATCAGTAAATCTAGCTCTTGTGTCAGCTTCTGCTTTTAAGTACCATAAGTAACCTGCAGCACCCATTTCAGAAGTAACTTCAACCCAACCAATTCTAGCAGCATCAGAACCTGATACTTCGTAGTAATCTTTTAATATAATTGGTTTGTTAGTGAAAGACTTAAAGTCTGGCTCGTTAGCAGTTCTTGCATCAGTTTCACCAGCAGTAGCGTTACCGTAAGTTTTACCTTTACCAAACTCAGTACCATAAACTAATATTCTACAGTCTTTATCTGCGTTTGTTCCAGTAGCGTTAGTAATAGTAGTACTACCGTAAGGAGCAACAGTAAGTGTATCAGTAGAGATACTTACAACTAAAGCTTTAACAACCTCAACAGAGTTTGCTATAATAATAGTATCGTTAACTCTAACACCGTGACCACCACCCGTAGCAGATGAGATACCAGCAGTATCAAATAAAGCTTCGTCAATATCACCTTGTAATAAGACAGTAGTAGTACCAGTTGTTTTACCTACATAAGATAAATGTAAACGACCTTGCTCAGACCAAATAACTTGATCAGCAGACATCGCTTCTTCTGCTCCAACTTGAGATAAGAAACCTGAAATAGTTCTAGGTCCGAAAACCTCAGCTTCTTTTTCCATTAAGTCAGGCAGGTATTGTTGCGCCCAGCCTTGTCCAGCTGTAGACGTAAAATCGAAATAATTTGAGCTTAGCGCTTGCTTTTGTGAAGCAGGCACACTATTCAAATTAGGTCCAGGATTAATTGCCATAATTTTTAATTTTTAATTGTTGTTAATTTTTAGGTTTAATTTTGAACTTAAAATCACGAGTATCATCACTAAGTGCCCTTACTTTAAATCCACTAGTATTCACGTTTGGTTCGTGAGACTGTCTTGGATCCATACTAACATTTTTTGATTTAGCAATGCTTTCTCTTAACGCATCAGCCTTGCCTTGCTCATAAAAATGACTAGCAACTTGATCTGGATTCATAGCAGTAAAAAGCCCTTTGTGGTAGCCCGCGGCATCGTTCATACTATTATCTTCATTAAGAAACTTTCCAATAAAGTTATTAATATCACTTTGCGTTGTTTTAACTTTGTCAACATCTTTAACATTAAATCTAAAAGTTTTTTCACCAACATTATATTCAAAACCTTTGAACTTGTCGTTTAAAACACTATCAGTTTTTTCTTGAAAAATTTGTTGCATTTTCTTGCTTGACTCTGATTGTTCGTTGTATCTGTTGAAAAAATCTACAGCTTTCTGTTGTTCTTCAGTTAGTTTACTTCCAGCCTTGATGTCTTCATAATATTTGGATTTTACACTTTCCAAGTGTTGCTTTGCAGAAGCAACTTGCTCCTTCATAGCTAATTTTTTTCTTTTTATTTCTTTTTCTGTATTTTCTTCTTCATCATAAGCAAAAGTATCTTCCATAATAAAATCTATTTCATCATTTGAAAGATGTGGTTTAGTTTGTTTGTAATACTCTTGCAATAAAGTTTGATTATCCATACTAGAATAATCTTGGTTTAATTTTACATAGTCGTTAATATCACCACCTGTTTCTTCCATAAAGTTTACAAGCTTTTGAATATTTTCAGGTAAATCTTGACCAGTAGCTTCTGATTCTTCAATAGCTTCAACAACAGCTTCTTCTACTTTTTCAACTTCTTGTTTTACTTCTTCTTTTATTACTTCTTCTACAACAGGCGTTTCTTGTGCTTCAGCTTCCGGCTGTACTTCTTCTTGTTTTTGTACGGGCTCGGCATCTTTAGTGACTTCAACAACTCCTGTGTCGTCAGTGTTATCAACTGTAACCTCTTCTTTGGTTTCATTAGTTTCTTCTGGTTTTTGTCTTAAATCAACTTTAGTTACGTTGTCATCTATAACCTCGGCTGATTGTTTCATTTTTTCTTGAACTTTAGTAACATCACCTTTTGTTTCTTTATTTTTAGGTTCGTTTACTTTTGTTTCTTCAGTAGCTTTTTCAGCTACTTCTTGTTTTTTCTTTTTTGCCATAATATAATATAATAATAGTTAATAATTTTATCTTGGGCCAAACTGTGACATATCACCAATAGCCTCTCCACCTAATATATCATTACCTGCAGACTCAAAGTTTTTAGGTGGTTTATTGTTTTTTCTTTGGTCTATCAACTGACTTTGTTGAGTTGCTTGTATTTTAGTTCTTTTATCTTTACGATCTTCTTTTTGTTGTATTGATTTAGACTTCTTTTCTTTTTCAATACCTTGTATTTGCATGTTATACTGAAACTCTTGTTCCATTAACATTTTCTTTATTTGAGCTTCTTCGTAAAGTTTCTTTATTTCAAGATTATTTTTAGCTTGTTCTAGTTGAACTTGTGTTTGTAATAAAGCTTGTTGTTTTTGTACTTCTGCTTGAGCAGCTACTTGTTGAGCTTGTGCATTTGCCTGGGCTTGAGCTTGCATGTTTTCTTGTTGTATTTTTTGATCACGAGCTATTTTCTTTCTTCTTTTTATTTTTAACAATTGATTTGCAAGTTTTATATTTTTAATATCTCTTAAATCAATAGCATCTTCTAAATCAATAGCACCCTGTGATAACGAAGCTTGTATATTGTTTTCTAATATTGCTTTTTCTTCATCATCTGGACTTAATTCTATAAATATTCCAAAGTCATATAAATGTAGTTGTGTCATTTCAAACAAAGTAGCAACACTATGGCTACCTATTTTTTGTATAAAAGCTTCTTTAGTAGGTGAGTACTCTATAATATCAGATATTCTTAATGATAATTGCTCTGCTGTTTCTTGAGTTAAAAATAAACCACCTTTTAATATATGTCTAGTAGCTGTATTAGAATTAGCTGCTGCCATTTTTTGCACGCCAACTAAGGCTTTTGGATCTGGATTAGCAGCATCTCTAGCTTCGTTTAAACCTGTAGTATCTCTAATCATTTGTAAATAATAATTATAGTTATTTACAAGAGCTTGTATTTTGTTACCACCACTACCGCTTGTTATTTCTTGTATAGGTACTTTACCAGGATTCATATCACCTTCACTAGTAAAACTTCTACCTATAACACTACCAGTTTGAAAAAACATATTTAAAGCTTCTTGTGGATTATAGCTAGTACCATTACCTAAATCTACTTCAGCTAAACCATCTGCGTCTAAATAAACACCATCTGGCACCATACGTGACATTACTTGTTGTAGTTTTAAATGTGTCAACTGTATCATATCAGCAAAACCAGTAATTCTACTTACAAGTGATTCAATACGTCCTTCATACATACGAGGAGCACATATAGCGTAATTCATTTTAACTTTACTATAATCGCTTTTTGGCCTCATCATGTTTTTAGCCATACCCCAGCTTAAAAGTTTTTTAGTACCTAAAACCAAAGCGCCTTCATATAAAACTTCTATTTTTCTAGTTTCCATAGTAAAATTTTCACTTTTACCAGGATTAAACGTATCGTCTTTAGCTATAGCTTTATCAGCACCAGTTGCTGTTTGTTTTATTTTATAAACTTCACCCATGTAAGACTTATAATTAAAGTATAATATTTTTACTTTATTATTATCGTCTCTTTCTTCTCTATATTGTTTTTCGTTATACTTACCGTAATTTTTATTATTATATTCTGTTATTTCTTTTAAATCTTTTTCTTCTAAATGTGGAAATTGTTTTACAAGTTCATTAACAGGTATAGTTTTTACTTCGCCACAATAGTATATATCTTCAAAGTAAGGTGATTCAGTGTGTGAATATACTAGATTTTCTGGATCTACATATTCTATCTTAACACCTTCTGAAGTATTAAAAGTTGTTTTAACAGCTCCAATACCTAAAACAGCTAAGTCATAATAAAATCTTTTTGAAACAAGATCATATCTATTTCCTTCCATTAAAGTTTTTATAGCTTGTTCTTCAGCTATTTCAACAGACTGTTTATAATTTAATTGCATGTGAATATCTAACTCTTCTTGAGAATCAGGTAATAAATCTGGACTTTTATTAAATAAATCCATACCAAAATTATCTTTAACAAAAAGTTTTAAATCTCTAGTTCTCATGTCTTCCATGATTTTATTCATGTACTGAGTTCTTTTACTTACACCAAAAGGATCTTGAGAATAAACCTTAACATCATAAACTCTTTCAGATATACCATTAACAACTATATCTACAAACTTTGGTATTATAGGTACAGGTTTCCAGTCTAAGTTTAAATAGCTTAAGTCACCATTTATAGATAATTCATTTTTATATTTTTCTATTGGTTGTTCTCCTCTAGCATATAATCTTAAATTTCTAAAATTATTTCTATTATAAATATATCTATTTGAGTAGTTGTCTTTATCAAACCACTCGCCCTCTATAGCCTTAGCTATCTTAAGCCCATACTCATAGCTTAATTTTTCTGCATCACTAACTACTTGACTTGGAAATTGCCTCATATTAATTCTTTATTATTCTTGAAATACCGCCTGAATTATTATACTTAGCGATATTTATGTTTAATTTAGGTTTTTCTATTTTTACGTTTGGTCTATATAAGTGTCTATTGCAAGCCATAATAGCAAGCCCACTACTTATAGTAGCATCAAATTTTGTTCTTTTGGTTATATCAAATTTAGCCCAGTCGTTCAAAGTTCTATTAAAATATATATTACCATAAACACCATCTTCTAAATGACCAACATGCTGTTGTATATACATTTCTATAGCAGCGGCATGAGCTTGTTTTATATCTTCACTAGAGTTTGGTATACCACCTATTTCTTTTTCTGTTACAGAAAGTTTATTCCAAATTTTATCTGGCCTATTCATACTGTAACCTCTGTAGCCTCTACGTCTTAAATGATATAATAATCTAGGTTTGTTATTTTCTGCAAGCAACGGCATACCATAAAATATTAATGCCATTAACACATCTTCAAAAAATATCTCTGCTGTTTGTGGTCTAGATATATATTCTAAAAACATGTGGTTAGGTGGCGCGTCTTCCATACTAAACTTTGTTAGCCCGTGTAAAGAACCGTTAGAACCTCTACCATCTACAGTTCCTGATATATCGTAACTATCACAACCAAAAGCCCCCATGTGCTCGTTACCAGGATATTTTATACCGTTTTTAATTACAACTCTATTTTGTAAATGTGTAGGTGGAAACCAACTAATGTTAAATCTACCTTTTGGATCTGGATAAAATATTACTTGTGTGTCTTTTACGCCATTTAACCATTGAAAGTTACCAACGTTAATATTTCCTTGAGCACCAACACCATCGTTGTAATCTACTTGTTCATATATTTTAACTAAGTTAAATATACTGTTTTTAGCTTCATCTCTAAACGCATGCTCTTCAGTTCTTGGAAACTGTCTGTAAAACTCGTTTAATGCGTCTTGATCATTTTTTAAACCTTCAGCTTCGTTATTCCAGTGATCAATTATACCGTAATCTATTAGTTCACCATCGGGTCCGTATACATCATTATCTGGGTTATTAAATACTGGTTGTCCGTATTGATCAATAAATCCTTCATAGTTCCATTCCATTGGTATAAAAAAAGAATATAAACCAGACTTTGTTTGTCCATTACGATTTCTTTTTGTAACGTCTGAATCATAGTATAGCTTTTTAAAATTACTACCACCTTTATCCAAAGAGTTAGATGTACTACCCATCATACACTTGCCTACAACTCTAGCACCTAACCTTAAACAAGTTTTTGTAACTCGCCAGTTGTTTAATATATTATCTGGTCTTTCCCACTTACCGCTTTCATCGTGAACTAATAAGTTAAGCTTTTCACCGTCATAGCTATTGTCACCTGTGTTTTTCCAATCAATAGTAGTATCAAGTCCAACCAGGTCTTCCTGCTTTTCGTTTGCAACAATTTTTTTACGCGTAAACTTACTCGCAGGAACACGATAAGCAAGTTCAGACTTAGGTCTGTCCATACCGTCTTGTATCGGTTTAAAAAAGAAAGGATAATTAACCGATATTGGAACAACTTTGTCTGTAAACATTTTTTTAGCATCCGCACCACTTTTTGATAATATACCATATCTACTATCACTTGATATTGTAGCTAAGTTAACTGTTTCTGCCGAAGACATAAAACTAAATCCACTACGTCTGTTTTTAAGATAACACATACCGTAGCATCTTTTGTCTGCTTTACAAGCTTCCCAGAATATATAAAACAACCTATTAGCTTCTCTAAAATCAGGTGCACCTACATCTATTTTACTCCATTGTAAATACATATAATGAGCGCCTGTTATGTATGTTGGTTTTTTATTATTTATAAACCAAAATCCTTCTTCTCTACGTTTAAACTCTTCATCTATATAATCATACCACTTTTCTTTTTGTTCTTCAGGATATGATCTCCAATCAAATATATTTTTAAGTTTACTTAACTCTTTAGGATAATCTATTTTTTTCCACTTATTTTCTTGCAATCCATGTACTTGCATAGGCACAGGTGGTAGAGCAATGTGAACATTTTGCATTTCAAGTATTTCACCGATTTTACCAGTTTTTGATATAACAATAATACCATGTTCTTTATTATATCCATATTTCCATTTTTTACCACGGTTTAAACGTGTGATTGTTGTTTTTTTTATAGGCGTTACAACCTTAACTAAACTTTGATTATACATTATTTAGACCTTCCTTCTGCAAATCCTTTGAATACAGATTTTTTAATTTCTTCTGGTGCTTTACCATTTATTAAGTTTTCTTCTTCTTGGATTCTATTTAATATTTCAAACGCATCAAATATAGCTAGCTTTTTTGTAGCTGCTGCGTTTTTTAATCTATCAGCTGAAACATCATCATCCGTGTTAGTAATTATTTTTTCTTTAGCAACATTAATTAATTCTTCAACTGCTTTGTGCCCAGCTTGGATTATAAGCTTCTTCGTCTCCTTGATATTCATATTTAATTGTAATAAATTTATTTAAAACTCTATATAACCTTTGGCCATCAACTACAAACTCATAGGTTGAAAACGGTGTAAAACCTACAAGCTCACCGATTTTATTAACGCCATCTGTGTATGTAACAATACCCATACACTCCTCTTCTTTATCTTGTCTTAACCTGTCTCTTTGTTTTATTGGTTGAACAAAGCAGTAACCATCTACAGCCTTCCACTTTTTATTTCTTTTGTATAAAAATATTTGATCAGGTTTTACAAGGTATGTGTTTTCGTCAAAATAACTTCTACTGTTTTTTTCATCACCTCTTATATCTAACCAACGTCTAAATATATTGTGATGAACTATAACAGTATCTCTAGGCTTTATTTTAGTATCATAAGCTGTAGGTATAGATTTAACAATAGCTTCTCTATTTACAAATTGATGATTAAAGTTTTCTGTATTTACTATTAAGTTTTTATCACCAACTTTTTTAACGTTGTTATATCTATTACCTTTTGGCTCTATAACAAAGTCAAAAGGCGCTTTCATTAATACTCTAGATTATACTCTACAGATATAGCCATGTTTTTGTTAAAGTCTTTCCAAGGTAGCACGTCTTTATTCTTTTTTATATATATAGAATACTTATCTTTTTCTTCAATAATATCAGATATAGTATGCCCACCGTAAACATCTTGGCCTACAGCATAGTGCATAGCGTTTTCCTTATAGTCTTTACCTATAGTAATTTTTCTAATTAGCTTGTCCATCTCTGTTTATTTCACCAGTATGTATGTTGATATTATCAGTTCCATACTCTTTTTTCAACTCTTCTTGTATTTTTGCAAGCTCGCCTTGTATATTTACAACTTGGTCTAATAAAGCGTGTTTTCTAGTTTCTATATGCCCTATTTCCATTTGAAACCTATTCAAGTTATTTATAATGTTTTGCATTTTATTTAAATGCTCATTACTAATTTTTGTAGGCTTTTTTGCCTTTTTTGTTTTGTTTTTCATTTTTATTTAATTTAATTATTATATATCTTCAAAAGAACAGTTCCCTTGAAGATCTAAATTAGCAGCTGCACCAGCCCCAGAAAGTTCTTGCGCGTCTTGACATGGCCAATAAAGTCCTAGATTTGCAGCTTGACTGTGTGTTCTAACGTCAAATAAATTTCCAGAATTATACAAAGCTGCTACCTCACTAGCGCTAAGCTCAGCATTAAAATAAGCTATATCTCTATAACCCATCTTAAAATGATCTTGATTAGCAAAAGACTTTCCTAACCAAAACTCATCTACGTTACCTTCGTCAAATCCTAAACTTCCAGAATCTGCATCTATCATGCTGCCTAGAGCTTGACCGTTCCAATAAATATTCCAATTACCTGAAGATCTAGTAAAAGCTAAATGCACGAAATCATCACTGTTTGTGTTTCCTTTATTACCATTGTGCCACCAACCAGATGATACACCACTGTTTGTTAACCCAGACCCTAAACCAGTTATAGAGTTGTTAGCATCGTGTAAGAACGTTTCGTCTCTTTCTTGGTTATTACTAGCGTCCATAGCTTGTATCATTATTCTATTTCTATCAGAACCAGTACTTGTGTCTATAATGTAAACAACCCTAATTCTATCTTTTTCAGTTGTAGTATTACCAAAAACTGGCAAAGCAACGTTATTGTTTTTATTACCGCTACCACCAAGACCAGGATTACTTTCTACGTGTTGATTAGTACCAACATTACCCATTACCCACAAAGGTTTTACCCAAAAAGAAAGCGTTATAGTATCTGCAATATCATCAGTGCCCGCACCAGATATTCTACCTAAAAAATTACTAAAATTTTGAACTCTAGCAAAATCTCCATTTCCACCTGGTAAATTTAAAAATTTAGTTCCAGCCCAAACTAAGCCACTTTCTTCTGTTACGTTACTATGTACTAAACTACTACCTAATCCTAACATTAGTCTCCTATATATGCTACTACAGCTCCAGAGTGAACATCTATTTCAGTCCATCTACCATAAATAGTAACTCCTTTTGGAAAAGTAACAGCATCTGCTTCTGAGCTACCACCAATAATAAGACCACCTGTACCTTCATCTGTAGTTGCTGTTGCTAAATCGTTAGCTGGTTGCTCAGTACCGATATATGTGTCACCTGTTTTAGTAGATGGGTCTGACGTTGTTGATCCAGACACAACCACTCTTTCAGCTACTAAACCTCCAGCGTCATCAAAAATAGTATCAGATAACATTGTTATAGCCACAAATACTTTGTTTGTTGGTGGTGTTATTGCGTCGCTACTAGCTGTAGTATATGCGCTACCTAATTGTCCAAATCCGTAGCTTACTTCTGTTGAATTTATTCCCATTATTTTTTTACTTTTTCTAGTGATCTACCGCCAAAATAAGCACCGATCACTGTTATTAATACTAATTGCAATAAGTCTACCCAAGTGTCTTTTACTTCAAAAGCAATAACACCAGCGTCAATAAATATCATTAATACTGTTGATACTACTAGAAATATAAGAACTAAAGGTCTTATGTTTTTTGATAACCAAGAATCAGAAGCCATATCAACTTTCCATCTTTCAGTCACTTGCTTTTGCATCTCAGCTTCGTAACCCATTATCATATCTTTTATTTGTTTTTCTGCTTCAAGCTTTTCTTCTTTT